CTGTACCTTTGGTGCCAAGCACCGATGCCTGAAGCTGGAATAAGGAAACATTGGACTTCGAAACCTTCACTTTCCAACTCGTCTTGCACCTGTCTGAGTACCATGCCGTTTTGGAGGTTAATAATTCCTTGCACATTCTCCCCAATAACGAATTCGGGTTTGATCTCCCTAATGAGTCTAAGCATTTCTGGCCAGAGATAGCGGTCATCGTTTGTACCTTTTTGTTTTCCTGCGACGCTGAAGGGTTGACATGGGAACCCTCCCACAACGACATCTGCTGAGTATTCTTTTCCTTTGACATTTTTTATATCCTCCTCGATTGGTATGTTAGGAAAGTTCTTTTGTAGAACCTTCTGACAGTATTTATCTTTTTCAACAAATTTCACTGTCTCAAAAAAACCTGTTGAGTCTAAGCCTAATGCAAAGCCACCTATACCAGAAAATAAATCAAGAACTTTTAATTTTCTACTCACGAATAATCTCTCTCTAAAATCATTTCGAGATAGTGAATAGCTTTTTTTATATCTTGTTCCTTTCCTTTTACAGAGTGTCTGCAAATATATTTTATAGCGTTACCCTCTGCAAATAATAATTTGTTTTCATTAATAAATTCTGCCGGTTGAATCTTCATACTTTTGTAATGATTCCCGTCTACCTGCTTGTCTAATGAATCGTATGTAGTTGATTTAAATATATTTTTATGTGTCATAAATTGTAACCATACCTTTCTATTTTTGCTCTCATCAAGTATAAATTCTTTCTGCTACGTGTAACTCCAACGTACCAGACTCTATGTTCTTCATCTCTTTTTCTAACATTTTTTAACACAGATTCTCTTATTTTTCTAGCATTATCTAATACAAGTAAAACATTATCAGACTCACCTCCTTTTGCTGCGTGTATTGTCGATATTTTAACTCTAGGTGGTTCTGATAATTTTTCTTTGTTTGATAATAATAATCTAATATAATTCTTATCTTCAAGATTAGCCTTATCAAAAGCTTCAAACCAAGGAACTAATTCATTCCAATTATTATCAGACATGTAATCTTCTACATCATCAATTTCATTTTGATTTAATTGTTGACCCTCTGTCCACCTAGAATAATAAACAGCTGCCTTATGTAATTTAGTATTAAGACTTTTAAAAAATTTACTTTCAAAAAATATACCACGTTGTTTCAATTCTTTTGCTATCTGCAAGGATTTAGATCTGGTTCTTGTTAATATCAACCAGTTATCTTTCATAAGATCTACGTTATCCAAGTTGTTAATTTTTATACAGGACCCATCTTCTTCTCTTGGATGATATGTTTTATCTGCTCGTAATCCCTCTATCCTGTTTACTATTATATTTGATATGTCTTGAACTTTTTTAGGCACTCTTCTAGATTTTTTTAATACCACCTCTGTTGCAGGTTCTCTTATGAATCTATCCACATCAGCTCCTGCCCATGCGTAGATTGCTTGATCATCATCTCCTGCGAGATACATATCTTTAGTATTAGCTTTTAATATATCATACATCATCCATTGTATCGGAGATAGATCCTGAGCTTCATCAATAAACACAACATCAAAGGTTGGACATAGGTGTGATTTGTTTACGAACTGGTGGATCATATCGCTATAATCCACTAAACTATTGGCTTTTTTATATTCAAAATAATTAGCTGCTACATGTTTTAATATGTTAGGATTTATGTCCTTACTATAATCTCCTGTGCAATATTCATCCCAGACTTCTATGTTTTTTTCTCTAGATTTTAAAATTATTTGAAAGTATTCATTATCACAATTCATATAAGGTGAAGTATCAAAGTCACCTTTTGTTTTAACACTAATGCTTAATTCTTTTCCAAGATTATCATAGTGATAATCTTGCATAACATTTTCTTCTTTCAAACCTAATGTGTGAAAAGCTAAGGAGTGTAAAGTTTGAAAATGTTTTAGATCTTTTTTATTAAAATTTTTATTCTTATTAAGCATTCTTTCTTTAGCTGTGTATGCTGCCTTTTTTGTAAATGCAAAATAACCTATCTTTTTTACGTCTGTGCCAACTCTTATGTAAGCCAATGCTCGACGTATTAGTTTTTCGGTTTTACCAGTGCCTGGAGGCCCATAGAATTTTTTTATCACAGCTCTTCTCGTATATATCTTTTTAACTCCTTGTCCTGAACATTATTAGGTATCTCACCTTTAAAAAATATCCTGTAGCTGTCACTGCCATACTTGCC